CTTTTGGCCGCCGTGGTCGTCGCCTTCCTGCTGGCCTTCGCCGGCTGGGATCTGGCCTATGACCGGGCGGTCTCCGCCGGCGGGTTCGGCTACAAGGGAATTCGCTACGTCGTGAGCCCCGCCGGCGGGGCTTCATCCCGGCTTTCCGATGAGTGAGCGCCCATGAAATCCGACCTGATCGACCTCGCGCTGATCTTCCAGACCGAGACGCCGCTCGCCGCCTGCTTCCACGAGGAAGAGAGCGGGCCCCTGTTTGGCGGCGCGACGAAGCCGCGGGACGTCTGGCTCCCGCTCAGCCGGATCGAGATCGAGGGCGACCGCAAGCGCGGCGCCGTGGTGACGGTGACGCTGCCGGAGCGGCTGGCGATAGAGAAGGGACTGGTATGATGAGCTTGCAGGATTTCGACGACGAGGACGACCGCTTCGAGGCCGCGCGAGAGGCCGGCTGGATTGATCCGACCGACCTGACCCGCGCGCTGATCGACGTGATGAACGAGCGGTTCAGGCAATGGGACGAGGAAGGCTTTGGCCCCGACCACGACGACCAGCACATTCGCGGCGAACTCGGCGCGGCGGCGGCCTGCTACGCTGTCCCGTCTCGGTCCAGGATGGAGATGCTGGATCGCTTCTGGCCGGCGACGTGGGGACGGAACTGGTTCAAGCCGACCGGGCCGCACGACGACCTCGGCGCCCGGCGCTGCGATCTCGTGAAGGCCGGCGCGCTGATCCTCGCGGAGATAGAGCGGATTGATCGGCGACTTGCCCCAGAGGAACCCTCCGATGGCTGACGCGGAGAGGATCGAAACCGGGCGCCTCGCGATGCGCGTCGAGGGGACAATGTGGAACGCCTATTTCGCGCTCCCCGGCACGATGGAGGGCGCGGTCTTCCTAGGCGGCGGGGCGACGGCAGCCGTCGCGGACCCGTTCCGAAAGGCCGCGTTCATGACGCTGATGACCGACTTCGTGAAAGACCTGCTCGAAGAGCGCACCGGCCTGCGCCCGGAAATGAGCGTCCGCCCCGCACCGGAGAGCGAGCGGGGAGGGAACGCCTGATGGCTGACCGCACCCCCATAGAATGGACGGACGCCACCTGGAACCCCGTGCGCGGCTGCTCGCGCGTCTCCGAGGGCTGCCGCAACTGCTACGCCGAGATCATGGCCGCCCGCTTCTCCGGCCCCGGCCAGTGGGGCGAGGGGCTGGCGGAGATCGTGGGGGAGGGCTTGCGCCGCGATCATCGCTGGACGGGGAAGGTCGCGCTTGCCGGGGGCCTGCTCGACCAGCCCCTCCGCTGGCGCCGCCCCCGCCGCATCTTCGTCAACTCGACGTCCGACCTCTTCCACGAGGCGATCCCCGACGACTGGATCGACCGCGTCTTCGCCGTGATGGCGCTGGCGCCGCAGCACACGTTCCAGGTGCTGACGAAGCGGCCGGAGCGGATGCGCGAATACTTTATGCACGACGACGGGTTTGGCCGATGGGGCTACATCGAACATTTCGCGCGGGAGATGCTCACGAAAATGGGGAAGGCGCAGCCGCAGCGCAAAACTCTCGCCCATCACGGTGGATCGAACATGCCGCACGTCTGGCTCGGCGTTTCCGTCGAGGACCAGGCGACGGCGGACGCGCGCATCCCGCCCCTCCTCGCCACCCCCGCCGCAAAGCGCTTCATCAGCGCCGAGCCGCTGCTCGGGCCGGTGGACGTAAGCCCTTACCTCTACATCTACACGCACGCGGACGACGCCCAGCTCGAATGCGGACCGTGTACCGACGAGCCCTTGCCGTTCAACGATCCGGAAACGACTCCGTTCGATGCGATCTCGACGCCCCGCCTCGACTGGGTGATCGCCGGAGGCGAGAGCGGCCCCGGCGCCCGACCGATGCACCCCGACTGGCCCCGCGCCCTCCGCGACCAGTGCGCCGCCGCTGGCGTGCCGTTCTTCTTCAAGCAGTGGGGGGAGTGGGGGCCGGATGAAGAGCCGCCGGCGAAGGGGAGGGACCGGATCATGGAAGGGAAGGCGCCCTGCGCCACGCTGGGCGCCGACGGCTGGACCTACCACCCGGGCGGCTTCACGCCCGACCCGTTTGAGGGCCGCGGGAGATGGCTGTACCGCCTTGGAAAGAAGGCGACCGGCGCCGCGCTCGACGGCCGCGAGCACCGGGGGTTTCCGGCGTGACGCGCGATCGCATCATGGGCTTCCTGTGGGGCGCGCTCTTGATGGCGATTCTGGACGTCGCCGACATCTGGGTGTGCATGGGCGAATGCGGCGACATCCCTGCTCGAATCTGGACGGAGGAGCTCCGATGATCCGCCCCCGCCGGATCCAGCTCTCCCGCGCCGCCGGCTGGCGGAAGCCCGAGGGCGCCGTCGTCGTCGCGCGGCCGTCGCTCTGGGGGAACCCCTGGAAGCCGGGCCGGCCGGCAAGGTTCTGGCTGCCGGACTATTTCGTTCACGATGCGATCTGCGGCTGCGCGATGGACGCGGCGGACGTCGTCTCGCTCTATTGCCGCCTGATCGGGGGTGGGCCTGACCCCGTGGTCGCCGCGCTCCCCGCTCAGCTCTCACCGGAGGGCCGCCGCAAGACGCGCGACATGCTGCGCGCCCACGCCGCCCGCATCCTCGCCAACCTCCCCGCCCTCCGCGGACGCGACCTCCTCTGCTGGTGCAAGCCGGGAGAGCCGTGTCACGGGGACGTCCTGCTGGAGCTCGCGAACCAATGAAGCTTCTCCCCGAATTCGCCCTTTCCGTCCGCCAGCCTTGGGCCTGGGCGATCATCGCCGGCGGAAAGGACATCGAGAACCGGCACTGGGAATCGGTGCGCCGGGGCGGGATGGTTCCGGGGCGAATCCTGATCCACGCCAGCGGCCAGATGCTGCGCCAGGAATACGAGAGCGCCGCCGCCTTCATGGCCGAAATCGGCGACGCCTGCCCGCCCGCGGCAGCGCTTAGGCGCGGCGGCCTGATCGGCGCCGTGACGGTGACGGGCGTCGTCTCGGCCCCTTCGAGCCCGTGGTTCTTCGGGCCGCGCGGCCTCGTTGTGGCCGAGCCGGAGGAGATCGACTTCATCCCGGCCCGCGGGCAGCTCGGCTATTTCCGCTGGAGCCGCGCCGGCGAAGACTACGCACCCCCGCCCCGGCGAGATGGATGCTCGAAGGCGCCGCGCCGGACGCGCCGCCGACGCCGCCGCGCTTCTGCCCGCCAAACGCGAGACGCTGGAGATAGAGGAAGCGCGCCGCCCGCTCGAGATCCGTGAGCGTCTCGGCCGGCACCGCGCGGAGACGCTGGAACTCGGCCCGGCTCGCGACCTGGAAACGCAGCACGTCGATGAACTGCGGATAGTGCCGCTGCAGGATCCGGAAGAGGTTGATGATCTCCCCGTCGATGTCGTTCACGACCTCGGCCGGCGGCTTCGCCGCGCGGCGGAAGAAGACGCCGCCCATGCCCACGAAGGGCTCGGCGTAGGTTCGATGGGGGATGCGCGCGATCCGCTCGGCCAGCGTAGCTGCGAGCCGGTGCTTGCCGCCGAGCCAGGGCGCGACCGGCTCGATCGGCGAAATGGGCGTCAACATAATGGAAACCGCCTTCGGGCAATGTCCGCTCGCCCCCTCGGGGGCCGGGCGGCCGAAAGGTGTCGACGGTCGGCGCGGCGGCGTGTGGAGCACAGGCCGTGTGGCGGGGGGCGGGAGACCGCCCTCCGCCCCTGCTAGCGCAGCCCGCCGCCCCGGCGGTCGCCCGGCTCGACGACGGGCTCCATCCGGCCGGCGCGCGGCAGGATCGGCATCCCGACGTCGGGAGAGGCGCGGGGGCGGCCGGAGGCGATGCCGGCCAGCTCTGCGTCCTTCGCCTTCGAGCCGCGGGAGGAGCCCCAGTAGAAGGCGGCGATGGCGGCGATGATCGGCAGGAGCCCGTTGGCGAGGGCGGAGAGCGCGGCCTCGGCCGGGGCGGAGAGGCCGGGGGCGAAGATCATCGCGGCGTAGGCGCCGACCATCAGCGCGAAGATCGCGACCATCAGCAGCGTCGCCTCCCGGTTCGCGCCGCCGTTCATCCGCCTGATCTCCAGGTCGCGGGCGCGGGCGTCCTGCCGGTCGAGGAGGAGGGCCTCCAGCTCCTGCGCCTCGACCGCGCGGATCTCGGCGGCGACGCGCTCGAAGGCCGCCGGGTCTTCCTTCAGCGCGCGGATCGCGGCGCTGACCTCGCCGGCGGACGAGACAGGGAGCCCCGTCGCCCGCCCGATCTCCGGCAGGATCGCCCCGGCGACGCGCCCCGCCGAATCCGAGCCCGTCGCCATCCGGACGAGCCCGGGCGCGACCTCGGCGATCAGCGGGGAGAGGAGGGGGAGGAGGCCGAAGGGTATGGGCATGGGGGGGGCTCCTTAGAAGCGGCGCATGGACGTCTCGACGAGGATGCCGGCGGCGACCCCGACGCCGGCGAAGATCAGCGGCAGCATCCAGACGGCCGCAAACGCCGCCGGAACCCAGATCGTGACGAGGAGGAACGGGATCGAAAAGAGCAGACCCACGACGCCGCCGAGAGAGCCGAGCAGGACCGGCACGAGCCAGTCCATCACACCGCCCTCGGGCAGTCGCCGCGCCCCAGCGGGCAGGCGCTCGCCGTGGCGGGGGCCTCGCCGATCAGGCGGAGCGCGGCCTCGAACTCGCGGGCGTAGGCGGCGATCTCCTCGGCCCGGTCCGTCCCGTTCACGATCCGGCGGGCCTCGACGTAGTCGGCGCGGGCGTCGTCGAAATGGTCGGCGAGGCTCCTGCCGGTGAACGTGCCGCGGATCATGCCTTGCCAGAGCACCTTCGCCGCGATCTCCGGCTCCGCCGCGCGCTCCGGCGCGTTGACGAGATCGACGCCGGTCAGCAGCGTCATCCGGGCGTAGTTGGCGAGCCAGGTGAGCTGGACGAAGCCGCGCCCGTGATAGCGCGCCCGCTTCGTGATCCGGGAGCCCGTGCCCATAAGCGCCAGATCCTCGCCGTAGGCGCGCCCCTCGCCCTGGCCGATCTCCTCCATGTGCCGGAACCGCCCCGTCTCGTGATAGGCCGTCGCCAGCACGTAGGCGCACTCCGTGAGCCGGCGCCCGCGCGCCTCGCCCTCGTCGATGATCCGGTCCAGCGGCTCGCGCTGCCAGTCCGGCAGGGAGCCGCGGAAGAGCGAGGCGGCGACGGCGGCGTGGAAGCCGGCGCGGGCGGGATTCATGGCCGCGGCTCCGGATAGCCGCGCCGCCCGGTCAGCTCCCGCGCGACGATCTCCCGCAGGTCGGCGGCGATGCCGTCGAGCCGGGACTGGATCGCCCCGAAGCGCTCGTCCGCGACCCGCGCGGAGCCCTCGACGGCGGCGAGCCGCACGTCGTTCGCGCGCGCCAGCGCCTTCGCCTCCCGCGCCAGCTCATCCGTGTCGGAGAGCCGCTCCATCGCCGAGCCGACGACGACGGCGCCGCCGACCACCCCGCTCCCGATCGCCAGCGCGACGCCGAAGAACGCCCGGAGGAGGAAGACGCGGAACGCCTCCAGCTTCTCGCCCTGTTTCTCGAACCGCTCGTCCATGTCCGCCCGGAGGCAGGCGATCTCGTCAATCTCGCTGTCGGTCATCGCCGATCCTCGCATGATGTCGCTCCTGCTCGCGCCGCCCAGAGAGGGCTGACGTCTCCCGGCGGCCTCAGCCCCGCCGGCGGCTTCCCCGCAACGCAACGCCGGGGCGGCTCCGGGGGGTGCTCCGGAGCCGCGACGCACGCAACTAGTTCGTGACGGCGGTCACACCGCCGCCCCCGCCATGAGCCACGGATCGGCGTTCACCGCCGCCGCGCCGCCGTCCAGCCGCTTCAGGAGCGTCAGGCCGGAGCCGTTGTCGATCTCATACTGCGCGTATCCGATCTGGAGGCCGGCGTTCCAGAAGTTGCCCGCCCCGCTCTTGCTGGCGATGGTGAGCCGCCGGTTGCCCGCCGAGGGGAATATCCCGGTGTTGGCGTTGAGCGCCTGAACCGGGAGCGCCACGTCGTTGATCGAGACGATCATCTCTTGCGTCACCAGATTCACGTCCACGACGTATTTCCGCCAGGAGTCGGTCGGGAATATCTCCACATTGTAGGCCCCGGCAAAGAGCCCCGTCAGCGCGCTGTCCTTTGTGTCCGGCCCCCAGACGAGAACCTGCCTCGTTCCGCGGTTCATGTGCAGGTTGAACCAAGTCCCTTCCGATCCTCCGAGATAGGTCGTGCTGGAGCCGAGCGGCAGGGTCGAGGCCGGAACCCGCGCGACCACCTCGAAGCGGACGCGGAACGTCCCGGCGGGCAGGGCCGACGGATCGCGCCAATGCGGCGCTGACACGCCCTGCGTCCAGAACGTCGCCGGGACGGGCTCAGGAATGCCCGGAGCCTCGAAAATGTCGCTGTAGGTCTTGATGCAGAACCCGCAGAAACGGTCCGTCGCGCTCGAATTGGTGTAGGCCGCGACGTGCTCGATGGGGATATCCAGCATCAGCTTTTCCGCGTCGCTGAGGTGAGACGGATAGACATACCCGGCGTCGCTCCGGGAGAACGCCGGACCCCAGAGGAACGTGATCTGATCGCCGGGAGAAAACGCCACTTCCGGAGTGATGCGGACGGTCGTGTCGTTCTGGAGCGTCACCGTGCCCTGATATTTCGTGGCGATACCGGTCGATCCGGGCCGCATGATGTAGAAGCGACCGTCCGGGTCTGCGACGCGGAGGATTTCAAAGCCAGCGACCTCCTGCCAATAGTCGGACGGGGAGGCCGGATCGGCGATGCCCTTGACCTTGCGCTTGGTCGAGAGGACGCCGCCATTCGCGGGGGTGAAGCTGATGTCGGCGTAGGCGCCGCCCGGAGCGACAGTGATCGAGTCGAACGCGGCTTCATCTGCGGAGAGCCCTGCCGCCCTCAGAAACGACGGGAACGCCATGTCGAACATCGCCTCATACTGGCCCACGGGGTCAGTGACGATTGGATGCGCCCCGTTGCTCCACCATGTGAACGCAGGCGGGCCGTATTTTCCGCCGAGCGCGACGAAGCGGCTGTCCGCGACGAAACTCTCCACGCCGATATACCGGCTCTCGCTGTCGCCATCCCACGGCCCCTTGCGGACAATATCGAGCGGGACGCTGCGCTTCAGAAGGCCGCGCCCGAGCGTGTCCGTATCGGCGCTCTCGAAGTCGTAGATGCAATGATCGACCACAGCCGATGGAGAGATTGTCGCCGTGCTGCGGGTGTTTCCGAGGGTGAAGGCCGAGCCGTCCGGGTTCTGGCCGTAGTAGATCGCCGCCATGTTGGCGAGCCAGTTCGGCATCGCGGTTTGGTCGTTCGCCCACCAGAACTCGCACATGCGGTCGATGCCGCCGTAATCCGCCACGGCTTCTGCCACCATATCCGCAGAGCGCGCCCAGATGCGGTCGTTGTTCGCGTCGTCAACCCATCCCGTGCGCCCCGTCCCCGGCTCGCACAGATCGACGAACGCGAACTGCCGCCCCGGCGCGACGTGGTTCAAGGCGTTCGCCATGACCACCATGGCAGGATTGACCGTGAGCCGGTTGGCGCTGGTGAGCACGGTTTTCGTTGTGGTCGTCTCCGCCGTCAGCCCGGCACCGTTGCGCTGATAGATCGTCAGGTTTTCGGCTTCGAGCGCGGGAGGCGTGAGCGTCTGGTAGATGCCCCCGCGCTCCGAGACGTAGGCGAATTCGGACTGGCCGAGCCCCGCGATGACGATGGGCGAAAGTCCCGGCGCGTAATTCTCATTGACGCTCCAGCCGGCGCCATCCAGCGCAGTCCCGAATGTCGCGGCCCCGCTCCCGATGGCCCCGTAGTCGCCTACCGTCCCCGTCCCGCTATTGTCAGCATCCGCCGGGCCGAAGGGCTTCATCGCGAACGCCGAGAGGAACTCTTCAAGCGTCGTGATGTTGAAGTTCGGGGCGACGAAGACGTCCGCGTAGGCGTGGATCGCCCCGCCGTCCCCAATCACAAGGCTGTCCGTATCCGTCGCGCCCTCCGTCGCAACCTCGACGATGTTGCCCTTAAACTGCGGCGGGTTGACGAGGGCGACGTTTCCGAGCCGCATCTGCGCTGTTCCGTCCCCGTTCAGAGACTTGAACTGGTTGCTGTAGACGTCGCCGCCGTCCATCTTGCCCAGAGTGCAAGGATGCCCGCCGGTAAGCATGGTGGCGTTGGCGCAGATCGTCCAGTCCTTCGCCACCCAGTCCGCCGTCCCGGCGTTGGTGAAGAACCCCTGTATGTCCCTCCCCCTCGCGACCGCCGGGTTTTCCCAGCCTACGCATTGCTCGATCCGCCCGGCCTCCACTGCCGCCCCTGCGGTCAAGGCTGTCTGGAACTGCAACAGGTCGATATGCGGATTATCCAGATCGGAGGGCCTGCCAATCATCGTGTGATAGACGTTGTGAATGAACCACTTCTTGACGCTGGCGGGCTCACACCCCGAACCCCAGGTGATCGTCACCGGGTCGCTGTAGGTGCGGAAAATCTCGTTGTCTCGCAGGATCAGCTCGTCATGGCACTTCCAGCTTATCCCGGCTCTTGTGTCGTAAATCTGATTGCGCTGCATCGTCAGCTTGCCGGGGTCGCCGCCCGACCCCGCCGTCCAGACGAATGCCTTCGGACAGTTGGAATACGACCCCACCGCCGAATAATCTGCGTCCGGGCCGGGATCGCGATAGACGCCGTGAATCTTGGAGTCCTCCACCACGACATCACCGCAACTGCCGATCATGTTGACGACGGCGAGCGTCCCCGTGGTTTCATGCACATCGAGGCCGCGCAGAACGACGTTCTTCGAGTTCTCGAACTGCATCCGCCCGACGATGACCGCGCCATCCTCCGCCGTGATGACCAGCGCCGGGTCATAGGTGATGTTCCTCGCGATCCGCTGCGCCTCGTCCGCGATGGACGTCGTGTTGTCCTTCCGATACTCGACCTCCGTCCCGACGCCTCCCAGAGCCTCGGACGCCGCCTTGCACTCGGTATTGTTCAGGACCGTGCATCCCGCCACGCTCGCATCTATGGTGGCGGTGAAGCTGTCCCCCGCCGTCGTGGTCAGCGTGAGCGTCTTCCCATCGTCCACACCCGGCGTTCCGTTCGCGATCAGCCGCCCGCCGGAAATGCTCCACGTCCGCGTCGCGCCGGTCTGGTCGTCAACCGTGGCGAGGTCCACCCGCGCGCCCGATGCCGTGAGAGGCCGCCACCCGCCCGCCCCAGCGAGCGTCGATGCCCGGAACGCCGCCGTCTGGCTGGAGACGGCCGCCCCCCCCCCACGCCGCGCGATGCGCGCGACGAAGCCGGCTGTCGCCCGCGCGGCGAACATCAGGTGAGCACCAGAGCATGGATCTGCGTCGCCGTCGTGCCGGTGGCCCGCACCCGCTTCACGCCGCAGAGAATCCACCCGAAATCGGAGACGCCGACCGTCCGCGTCTCGCCCTTCTGGCTGACGAAGGAGACGTCGCCCGCCCCCTCGACATAGAGCGCGATCGCGACGTCGGGCAGGTCCGCGTCGTCGTCCGGCGTCACCGGCGCGTAGTCGAGGCCCGGCCCGGCGATGCCGAGCGAGCGGGTGTCGAAGGGGTTGGCCATGTCGGTCTCCTCGGTCAAGAAAGTCGGGTCAGGCGAGGCGGAAATGCGCGTCGAGCGCGGCCTGGTCGGCGGCGACGCCCATCACCTGCGCGAGCGCGAGCAGGTCCGGGTCGAGCCGTTCGTAGATCTCCGCGTCGTCGATCTTGATGCGGAGCCGCTCGGCGTCGGCGGCGGTGATCGCCTGCGCCGTCTCCAGCCCGTCGATGGCCGCGTGGACGTTCGCCTTGGTGACGCCGATGGTGAGCGCGTAGATCCAGAACCGGGTCCGCTTCAGCGTGTCGGGCGCGGCGCGGTTGGCGACCACGAGGCTCATTCCCCGCCCTCGCCGACATCGACGTCGAAGGCGGCGCCCTGCGCCGGCCAGAGCTCGTCCACCACGAGGCGCCACGCGCCGGGCGCGCCGATCTCGACGGAAAGCGCCCCCGCGCCGTCCGCCTCGTCCGCGCCCATCTCGACGGGCGGATCGAGCGTCGGGTCGATCACCCGCACCGTCGCCCCCGGCGGGAGCCCCTCCCAGAGCGCCGCCGCCCCCGCCGTCAGCGCTGGCGGCGCGGCGGGCGCCGGGCGCGCCGCCAGCGCCGGCCCCGCCGCGACGTAGTGCGACGCGGCGGAGACGGCGCCGCCCTCCACGATCACCCAGTCCTCCCCCGGCTCGAACGGCTGGTCGGCGAGCGTCTGGTCCGGGAAGGAGAGCACCCGGTCGATCGCCGCCGGCGCCGCGCCCTGAAACACCGCGATCATCATGCCCAGGACCCCACGACCGCCGCCCGCCAGTCCTCCTTGGCGAGCGTCCCCGTCCCCGTCTTCACCGTCTCCAGCCGCACCGCCCGGGTCCCGGCGCCCGCGAACGAGGCGTTGCCGAGGAGGAAGAAGGTGAAAGTCTCCGTCTTCGCGGTGCTTGAATCCGAGCTGATCGAGAACCGCTCCGTGTGCCGCACCACCCCGTCGATCAGGAGCGAGAAGTCGCAATGAAGCGCCCCCGATTGCGCCACCGTTTGCGAGAGTGTCACCTTCCGCCGCGCCCATACCGTCACCGATCCGCCGCGCGGCATCACGACGTTCGTCATCGTGACGTTGAGCGCGGAGCCCCCCCCCGCGAACCAGTAGGAGACGGCCCCGTTCGCCAGCCGCCCGGGCCCGATGGACTCGCCCTTCAGGACGAGGTCGCCGTCGATGACGACCTGCCCGCCCTCGACCGTGAAGATCGCCTTCGTCTCACCGTTCGACGGATTCCTAACCTGAAACTTGTCGGACGCGAAAATCACCAGATTCGCGTCAAATTTCATGAATGAGTTGTTCGGAAGCGCCCCGATCGTCCGCCGCGCGACCGAATTGCCCGCCGTCACCGTGAGGATGTCGAACGCCGTCGCCTCGCCCTCGAAATTCGTGAACGCGGTCTGCACGGCGGAGACGGAGGCCTCCGCCGCGGCGAGCCCGGTCACGTCCTCTACCCGCGGCGCGAAGATCGCAACCCGGCCCGCGGCGGCGCCGACGGAGTTGATCGAGCCCTTGAAGGCGCGGGTCGCGAAGTTGATCGTCACGTCGATTGAGAAGAACCCCCAGGAGCCCGTCCCGGCGGCGCGCACCGTCGCGCGGGAGAACGCGGTGGACTCCGTCACCCCGTCGGGCAGGAGGAGCCGAAGGCCGAAGCGGAGCGTCCGGTCCTCGTTGGAGCGGCTAAATCCCCACCCCGAAATCCGCAGAGTCCGCCCGGCGAGGTTTCCCTCTCGCCACTCGGATTCGTCCACCGTGCCGGCGCCCGAGTTGACCACATCAATCGCCAGATTGAGCCCATCCACAAATCCCGGCGGGCGGAACGCCGCGACCGAGACAGTATAATCGCCGGTCGCCGTCCAGAGGCCGACCCCGGCGTCGAACTGGTCGGTGACGATCATGTTCGGCCGGGAGAGGCGCGCCCTGACCACCTGATCCGCCGCCGCCCGCGCGGTCGTCTCGTCCGCGATCGCCGCGATCCTCTGCGCCGTCTCCGCCGCGAGGTCGCCCGCGAAGGCGTCCGTCGCCGCGACGGCGATCCCCGCCTGGTCCAGCGCCTCCGCCGCCGCCGCCTCCGCCGCCGCGATCGCCGCGTCGATCTCCTCCGGCGAGAGCGAGGTCGGCGTCGTCGCCTCCAGCGGGCCGAAGGCGCCCGATTCGTTCCCGGATCGATCAATCGCGGAGACGAAATAGCGGCGCGTCACACCCGACGGCAGGCCGAGCCGGACGAAGGAGACGTCCGCCGCGCCGGGCGGCGCCGCGACGTCGAGAATCGCCAGCGTCGCGCCGAAGGCCGCCCCGCTCGCGCCCTCGTAGAGCCGGAGCGCCGCGAGGTCGCGGTCCGCCGGCGTCCCGATCACGAAGCGGAAGCCCCCGGCGATGGGGAAGATCGCGCCCGAGGTCGGGATCGCCGGCGGCGTCACGTCCCCCGCCGGCGTCACCGACCCCGGCCCGCCGCCGACCGAGCGGATTCCGAGCGTGTTGACCGAATAGACCAGCACGGTCGCGCCCGCCGTCGCCGAGAGGCCGAAGATCTGGAATTCGAGCGCCGTCGTCCGCGCCGAGAAGGTCCGCCCGCCCTGCGTCCACTCGACCTCGTAGCGGTCGAAATAGAGGAGCCCCGCCGCCGGCTCCTCCCAGGCCACGTCGAGCCAGCGCGTCACCGTCCCGTCCGGCTCCACCCGCCGCGCCGCCGTCACCGTCACGTTGACCGGCGGCGGGGAGAAGAACGGGTCCGGCAGGGTGGAGGAGAGGGACTCGGGCGGCTCCGTCGCCGCGCCCTCGACCCAGCCCCAGAAGGAGGGCGCATCCTCCAGCGCGACGATCTCCACCCGCGGCCCGTCCGGGTCGAAGACGGCGCGGGATTCGATGATCTCGAACACCCCCGAGAGCCCGATCGCCGCGAGCGCCAGCGTCACCCGATGCCCGGGCAGGAGCGCGGCGTTCAGCGCGGAGAAGGGAACCGACGCCGCGACCTTGCGGAGCCGCCGCGTCTGGCGGAGCGCGAGGAGCGCGAGGCGCGAGGCCCGCTGCCACTTCGTCTCCCGCGCGAAGTCGAGCTCGAGGAGCCGCGCGTCTTCCGGCGCGCCGGAATAATCGTCGAAGATCACCGTCTTGAATTGCTCCGCCTGAAAGCGCGCGCCGCCGCCCTGCGGCCGGAACGTCCCGCGGACGCCCTCCCATTTCTCCTCGACCAGCGTCTCCGCCGTCACCTTCAGAGGCGCGAGGAAATCGTCTTCGGCGAAATCGGCGACGGGCGCGGAATAGGCCCCCGGCTGGATCACCAGCCGATCCCCCGCGTTGACCAGCCCGCGGAGATTCCCGCCCTGCCGCAGCCATTCGCCGAGCGCCTCGCGCGGGATCACGTCGGAGGCAAAGGCTCCATTCATTTCATAGCGCGGAATCGTCCCGCCGCCGGCGATGGAGACGCCCTCGTCGCAGATGTTCGCGGCCGCCGAGACTTCGGCGTCGGAGAAGCGGGCCGCGGGAATCCCCCCGCGCCGGATCAACCAGTCGCGGAAGCAAAGCGCCCAGTTCGCCGACCAGGCCGTGAGGCCGGAGCGCGGGTCGAAGACGCGGGCGCCCCGAACCCGGAACCAGAGCTTTTGCGGCAGGCCGTCCGGCCATTTCTTTTTGACGTTGCGAAAGCGGATGTAGCACCAGGCGCGCCCCGTGACCTTGAAGGTCGAGTCGATCTTGCCGTCGAGCCCGGCGAGCATGTCCGTCGGGGTCGAGGGCGCCGGCCCGCCCAGCCGCACCGCGAGGATCACCCGGTCGGTGTAGTCGGCGTCGAGCCCCCCGGCGAGGGACCAGATGCGCCGGTCCCCGTCCCAGATTTCGAGCACATCCTCGATCCGGTGCCCGGCGATCACCCATCCGGTGATCAGGTCGCGCCCCTTCTGGTCGCTCGATTCCTTCCAGACGTTCGCCACCCCGCCGACCCGGCATTCGCCGTAGACGTCCGGCAGGAAGAGCGGCGTCGGCTGGCGGATCGAGGCGTCGGGCGCGAAGGTCTTCGGCTTCGGCGCGAGGAGGGAGGAGAGGCCAGCGCCGGCGGCGGCGACCGCCCCGGCGGCGACGATGGAGCCGACCGCCGCCGACGTCGCCAGCGCGGCGAAGCCCGAGGCCGCGCCAAGCGTGATCGCCTGGCTGGCCGCCGCGGCGAGGGCTACTCCGGCGACCGCGGGCACAGCAGCGCCTCCGTTTTCCAGGCCGCGACCGCGGCGGAGAGGGGCAGGCGGAGGAGCCCGGCCGGCTCCGCCGCGATCCAGAGCCCGCCGCCCTCGATCACCGCAAGCGCCAGCGGCCCCGTCGCGCCCGGGTCGGCCGCGACGGTGGCGACGTCGCCCCGCCCCGCGAAGGGAAGCGGGAGCCGCGGCGCGAGCCGATCCATCGCGGCGCCGAGATCCTCCGCCCCGAGCGCCCGGAGCGCGCGCCGGGCCGAGACCTCGGACTCCCACGCCGGAAGGGCGAAGGCGTCGCCCCCGCCGGCCTGCGCCGCGACGCAGCGCGCCGCGAAGCTCGCGCAGTCATGCTCGCCCCACGCCCAGGGCCGCGCCTTCGCCGCCTCGATCTCCTCGGCGAGACCGATCTCCCAGTTCTCGCGCCGCCCGCTCATTTCAGCCGCGCCGTCCCGTCGACCAGCCCGGCGACGAAGTCGGCCCCCGTGTCCGCCGGGTCGATCACCCGCTGCGACTCGGGCGAGAACCGCTCCGGCCGGGCGATCCCGAGATCGATCAGAAAGGATTGCGCCGCGACGGTGATCGAGGGCGAAGCCGGGTCCGCGTCGATCTCCGGCGTCTCGACGTAGCCGGACCACGCCCCGAAGGGCGCGCCGACGCGGAGGAGCGTATCCGGGTCGATCACGACGTTCGCGATCCAGATCTCCGCCCGCGTGAGATCGGGGGAGAGGGCGAGAGCGATCAGCTCGGCCGAGGCGCCCGACCAGGTGATCGCGACCGAGCCGCCGTCCGCCGCCGTCGAGGGCCCGCGCGGGCCGTGCTTCACGAGCCCGGCGGAGGCGATCCACGTCCGGCCCTCCGCGTCCGTCCACTCGAAAGGGAGCGAGGAGACGCGGACGACGCCGTCCGGATGATCGAGCTGATAGAGCACGGCGGCGATCAATTGAACGCCTCCACGAAGCGCCAGACCATCGGCCCCGCATTCTGGCCCGCCGCCCCGCGCCCGAGAGAGACGGAAAAGGAAAGCGGCGGCGCCTCCTGCAGCCGCCAGAGCGAAAGCACCCCGGTGAGCCTGAACGTCGCGGCGGCGCTCACCGGCTGGCGTAGCCGGGGGAAGAGCGCCAGCGCGGCGGAGCCCGCCCCGTCCGCCGTCACGTCGGCGCGGAGGGAGAAGAGCCGCCCCTCCGGGTCGGAAAGGAGCGAGCCGGCGAGGAGGGTCTTGCCCGCGCCGAGTCCCGAGACGGTCAGAACCTCCGCCCCGGCGGCGGCGGCGGAGGCCGAGACCGTCGCCGCCGTCGTCGTCCCCCGCCGCGGCGCGATGTGATCCACCGCGAAGCGCGCGAGCGCGTCCGCCCGGCGGAGCTGCGCCGCCCAGGCCGAGAGCGCGCCCGCCTGGTCGCGGGTCAGCGCCGCCGTCTGCGCCTGGCACTCCCACCATTGCCCGCCGAAATCGAGGCGCGTCTCCCGGCCCGAATAGAGCGAGCGCGTCTCCGCGACCGTGTCCCGCGCCATCAGCGAAAGCTCCGCGAGGCGGAACTCGGGCGGGGCGGGATGGATCGTCACAGCGTCCCCCGCCGCTTCATGTCCCGGTTGACCGCCGGAACCCGCGCCAGCGCCTCCGCCACCGCGAGGCGGACGGCGGCCTGGACCGCGGCGGGGTCGGTCGAGCCCCGCGCATCGACGTGGATGACCGGCCCGCCGCCGCCCCCGCCGCCGGAGGCCGCGACGCCGAGCCGCCCGTCCGCCCCGCGCCGGAGCGGCATGATCGCCTCCTTCCCCGCCTCGCCCATCAGACCCATCCCGCCCGGCATCGGAAAAGCGGTCGGCCCGTTCACTATCCCGCCGCTGGCGAAGGGCACGACGTTCCCGCCCTTGAACGCGGCGCCATTCGCGAACGACCCGAACGCGAACGGCCCGGCGCCGAAGAGGTCGAAGAGCGAGGCCGAGCCGCCTTTGCCGCCGAGCGCATTCAGGAATGAGCCGAAAGGCCCGGCGCCGGCCAGCCCCTGAAGCCCCGCTGCGACGAGCTGCCCGACGACCGCCCGCATCGCGTCCTCGAAGCTCCGCGCATTGGCCACCGCCTGCGCGATCCCTGTCGAGAACTGCGCGAAGCTCTGCCGCGCCGCCTCAGTCGCCTGCTCCGTCTTCTCCAGCGCGGCGAGCCGGGCATCCTCCGCCTCCTTCAGCCGGATTACGTTGTCCGCCGCCTGGATGTATTCGACCTTCAGGCCAAGGATCGCGACGCGGTGCGCCTCGGTTACCGTCGCCCCGTCCGCGCCCGCCTTGGCAAGCAGGTCCTGCCCCAGTCGCGCCGCCTGCTGGCGGGCCCGGAGCCGTTCGAGCTCCGCGCCGACGAGCCCGATACCCGCCGCCTCCTCTCGCAGCGCCTGGATGCGCGCCTGCGCCGCCGCCGTGAAGTCCGCCGCCTCGCGCGGTTTCGAGCCGCCGCCCGCAGCCCGGGAGCCCGACGACGCAAGATCGGCGAAGTCGGCTTCCGACGCCTTGATCGCCTTCTGGATCGCGATCTCAGCCAGCGTCGCCTCGGCCTCGAGTCGCTTCCGCCGGTCCATCAACTCCGGAAGCGCGTCTTCATAGTCTCGGAGCTGCTGCTCCAGCCGGAGCTGCTGCCCCCGCCGGTTGCGACCTGAGCCCGTCGCCTCGGTCGGATCAGGGCGCGCGGCGATGTCTCCCTGAACCGTCGCGAGCAGCGCCGTCCGCTCCGCCTGGACCGCTTGCTGGCGCTTGATCTCCAGCTCAAGAAGTGACTTCTTCGCCTCGAACTCCCGCTTCGTGTCGGCGAAGATGGAGTTCGAGGCGGAGCTTTGCGCCGTCGCAGTAGCGCTGATCGCATCGGCATAGGCCTTGGCGGACTGCTCCAGGTCCCGCACGCCGCCGTCAAGCGCCCCCGTCGAGAGCGCCAGGCGATCAATCTGCTCCTGCGAGCTTTCGGCGTTCTCGCCCATCCCGAGGAACGCCGAACCGGCCACCGCCACCACCGCGACGATGGCGCCGATCACTGCGCCGACCGGCCCGAAGGCTCCGGCGATCTGCGGACCCTGCTGCGCGAAGATGATCGCCGCGCTGGTGCCCATCTGCGCCTGAACGGCGATGTCCTGGAACTGCTGCGCGACGTTCCCGATCTGGAACGATCTGCCGAATCGGCTCCCGGTTGTCGCCAGCCGGGAGTCGAGCCGGGCCGCCCGCGCCTCGACGCTCGCCGCCGTCCGGTCGAACTGCGCTCGGGTGCGGTTCATGTTCGCATGGAACCGGTCCGCGTTCGCGTCGATCCGGACCTGAAGCGCGGCGAAGTCATCCATCGGGGTAGCGCCTCATGAGCTCGTCAAGCCTCTTCACGTCGTCGTCGGTCGGGGCGTCGTCGGAAATCCCGTTCGCGCCCCGCCACCCTTCCAGAGCCGCCAGAAAGTCGTGCAGCGTCGCCGCCCGGACCTCGTCCGGCCGCCAGCCCATCGCCCCCCCGGCGACGAGCCAGGGCCTGATCAGGAAACGGGCGTCGCCGCTTCCGTCTTTCCGGCGGCGTCTCCGTTTCCCGCATCGGCCTTGAAAGCGGCCCGGAGCGCCTCCAGCGCGGCGTCCCGCGCCGGCTGGATCCCGGCGTCGTCGATCACCACGCCCGCGCTGGCGTCCTCGCCTGCGCCCTTCAGCCCGGCCGCCACGGTCGCCAGCAACTCCCGCAGCGTGTAGATGTTGGAGGCCAGCGCGCTCAGGACGACTGCGGGCGCGTAAGCCGCGTCCGTCATCTCCTCCAGCGCTCCGATTGTGATGCGGAGGGTCCGCTCGCCGAGCTTCACGTCGCCCTTCATCACGCTTCCGCCGTGAAGGACGGCGCGCCCGCGCCTTCCATGGTGATGTCGAACCCGCTCACGCCGTCATAGGGCCCGTTGAAGGTCATGTTCGTGATGATCACCGGCACGACCCACGTCCCGACATAGGGCACGATCACCTGGACGTTGCGGATCACGTCCCCCGCAAAATCCTCGTAGAGGGACTGGATCGGCTCGATCGCCTTGCCGATCCCGTTCCCGCTGATCGACATGCTCTTCACGCCGTTGATCGAAGCACGCCAGAGGATGTCGTCGACGTCCACGTCGTCCGCCGTCGTCACGTCGATGGCGTTCCCGTTGATCGTCAGCGTCGCGCTCTGCAGCGCCCCGATCGTGGTGAACGCCTCGGTCGGCGTCGCGCCGTCGCCGCGCTTGATAAGCAGTTCCGAGCCGCGTTTCGCAGCCATGTCAGCCTCCTGGGTTTAAGAGCGCGCAGGCCGCGCGAATTAGCCGATGGTCTCGGCGTCGGGTGCGCTGAACCGGCACGTGAACCGGGTCTGCAGCGCATAGAGCGTGCGCTCGGCGATCTCGCCGACGCTGAATTGCATACCCGCAGGGCGATGCTCGATCATGCTGTCCCAGGGCGCGCCGACTGCTGTCAGAATGCGCGTCTCGATCTGGGCGGCGATGGAGTCCATCGCGTCGTCCGCGGCGTCCGTCCCGTCCCGGCCAAAAGCGATGATCGTGACGTCCACCGTGACCGTCCGGAGCGTCTCCTCCGTCCGGTCCAGCCACTCGATGGTCTCGGCCGCCGTGACGATGTTGACGGCCGGGCACTCCGCCTCGGAATAATCCCGCGCGCGGCTGGCGGAGAGCGTGACCACGCCTGTCATTCCGCCCAGCGCCGCCAGAAAGGCGTCGCGAACCTGCTTTCGCACATGCGCCATCAGGTCCGCCTCAAATCCATCACGGCCATCCCGCGCCCGTCGAAACCGGGCGCTCCGGCCAGCCAGTCAGCGCCCCCGGCGGTCACCTCCGCGCCGTCCGTCATGTCGTGAACGTCCGCCGCCCGGGCGGAGAGCCGAGCGACGTGGACCTGCCCGCTCCGGTCGAAAGCCCCGTCGCGGTCCGCTTCCCGCCGAAAGACGGCGGTGATCGTCCGCGCCTCACCGCCCACAGGCGTGATGACGACGGCCTCCCCGAAGGTCGCGGCGAACACGTCGGGGAGGCCGTCGAAGACGCTCACGATCAGATCGTCACCGCAGCCGGGGCGGCGCCAGTGAGCACAACCGAGCCCGTGGCGGAGGGGTTCGCCGCCGCCGCCGCCGCGAAGCCGATCAGGATGTTTCCGGCGGTGGTGGCCGTGGTCGCCACCGCGCCGCCGACCGCATCATCGTCCCAGTAGATCGCGGCGCCCTGCGTCCAGGCCTGCGCCGAGACCTTCGGCAGGGTAAAGACGCCGCGGCGCTGCACCTCGACATCGGCGCCGGCCGCCGCGTCATGCAGCGCGACGCCGAAGCAGACGCCGACGCGGACGCCGGCGCCGGAGACGACGCCGCCGGAAGGGGCGACGAGGGTGACGACCTCGCCCGCCTGAGTATAGTTCGTGGCCATGGGGGCCTCCTCTTGGGATCAGGGTGAAACGCCCGGCCCGAAGGCCGGGCGCGCGGTCGTCAGGCCTGCGGGTTCTTCCAGCCGCCGCGATAGTCGCTCGCGCCCAGCCCGAAGTCGTGCTCGAGCGTCAGGGACATCCCCTGCCGGCCAAACGGCTCCTCCATCCGCACTCGCGGCGCCTCGGCCCCGTTCAGATAGCCGTAGACGAAGCAGGCCGCCCCTGGCGTCGCCGGATCGGCGAAGAGATACCAGGGGTTCGCCGTCAGGTGCGCCGTGGTGACGACCTGCAGCTTGCCGACGAACGGGTTGAAGTTGCCGGCCGATTCCGCGGAGATCGGCGCGACGTGCTGCTCCGCCAGCGTCTCGTGCTGCGGCGGCACGACCAGATAGCGCGGGGCGACGTTGATCTTCTGCCCGCCCAGCGTCGTCTGCGCCCGCATCGCCGCCCGGCCCGCCGCGAGCGTGGTGACGGAGATCGCGGCGCCTGCCGAAGCGAGGTTGCCGTGGTCGGCGTGGAAGACCCGCTTTCCGTCGGAAAGCAGCGTTCCCGCCGCGTCGAAGAAGGCGTAGAATTTCGCCTCCTCGAAATGCGCGATCGAGGCGCCCTGGTCGGAGAGCACCTGGTCGATGGCGTTCAGGTCGTCGTTGACGATCATCTCCCGGCTGAGGGACATCCCGATACCGTAGGCGGAGAGCACGGCGACCTCGCGATTGTCTCCGAACGTCCCCCACTTGATTTCCCCTGCCTGGCCGACCGGCTGGAGCTGCGGGAAATCGCCCGTCCGCACCATCGGATGCGGCCGGAAGTCGTTGAAGTTCCGCTGCCGCGCCAGCATGCGGTAGGTCGGCTCCTGCCGCTGGTAGCGCTCCAGAAGCCCCTTGTTCAGGGCGTTCTCGAAGATGCCCACGAAGTCGGAGGTCGTGTGGAACGCCGCCATCATCACCCGCTCGCGGTCGGCGTAGCGGATCAGCGAGCCGTCATGGCCGACGGCCTCGGCCGCCATCTCGACGATCCCCTTCGCCATAAAGGGCTTCGCCCGGTCATCTTCCGGCGCCGCGCGGTTGATCCGGGCGACGAGCGCGGCGGACATGCCCGCCCGCATCGTCTCCCGCTCGTCCCGCAGGATGCGCGGCGTGGGGCGCGGCGCGTAGCCGGATTCGCGGCTCCCGGAGGCGTCGGCCCACATGTCGATGATCTTGGCGCGGGCCTGATCGACGCTGAGGCCCTCCGCGATCATCGCCGTCGCCGCATCCGGGTCCAGCCCCGCCTTCCGCACCGCCGCCATGATCGCCGCGCTGCGCTCGCGCTCCGCCTTCACGGCGGCGGCGGACGCCGCCTCCGCGGCCCTGGTCATGTCGGCGGCGGTCATCGTCACCCCGCCTTCCAACGCGGCGCCGTCGTTCTCGTTGTGCGACGTCGGGGTCGTCCCGCCCGCCTTGTCCTTCTCTTTGTCGGTCATCGCGACCTCCTTCTGCTTGGCGGCGGGCGAAGCCGCCGGTGAAGGGCGCAGACCATCTGCGCCCCATTTCTGACGCGCCGCCATCGCCACGAGGCGATCCGGCGCGGATGCGTAAAGCTGATAGGGAAAGGCCATGGCCGCGGCGCGGACCTCGCGCTCCCGTGCCTCGACGCGGTCGGCGAAGCCGCGCTCGACGGCCGCTTCCGGCCCCATCCACACCTCTGCGCGCATGATCTCCCGCGCCTCCTCGGCGGTGATCCCGGCGCGCCGCGCGTAGACGCCGGCGTATGTGTCGGCGATGGCGTTCAGCGCGTCCGCCTGCCTCTGGTGATCCTCCGCCGTCCCCCGCGTGAAGGCGGAGGGATCGTGGATCATCATCAGCGCGCCTTCCGCCATAACGATCTCGTCGCCCGCCATCGCGATCAGCGACGCGGCGGAGGCCGCGACGCCCTCGACGATCATGATCACCCGCCCCGGCAGGCCGGAGAGGACGGCGTGGATCGCCGCGCCTTCCATCGGGTCGCCGCCGCCCGAATTGATCCGCACCGTCAGGTCGCCGGAACGCCCGGAGACGAGGTCGCGCACGTCGGCGGCCTGCAGCCCGTCATCGTCCCAGAAGTCGAGCCCGACGGGCCCGTGCAGCAGCAGCTCACCGCTCGCGAGTTTCGCTTTCATCCTCGATCTCCGTGATTGGGCGATCCTCCGCCCGGGTCGCTCCGGCGCCGCCGCTCTTCGGGCGCCGCCCGTCGCTGTCGAAACCGAGGCCGAGCCGGTCGGCCTCCTTGTTGTCCGCCGCGATCTCCGCCGTCACCGTCTCGGGGTCGTAGCCGAGAGAGCGGATCACGCTGGAGCGGGACTGGAAGCCAAGGCGCACCGCCTCGCCCATCGCCGGCAGCTCCTTCGTGGGGTCCACCAGAACCCGACGCGGCGGCGTCCACGCGAGGCGCGGGCGCCGCGGCAGCCCGTCCGTCATCTCCCACGCATCGAGGAACCAGTCGGCGAGCCGGTCCATCATCACCGGCACGGCCAGCAGGTGCTGCCAGTCGGAAATGTTCCGGTCCATCTCCATCCGGCCCATCCGGGCGGAGGAGAAGTTGACGGTCGAAAGGTCGCCGGTCAGCGCCTCGTAGGTGATTCCGAGCCCCGCCGCGACCTCGCGCGCCACCCCGCGCGAGAAGTCGGCGTAGCCGTCCACGCCCGGCGGCTCGGCGAAGACAATGCTCTCCCCGGGCGTAAGCCGCTGGATCAGCCCCGGCGCCAGCTTGGTCGCGATGTCGCGCGGGTCCGGGTCCGTCGCGTTCGGATCGTCCTCCAGCGAGGTGCGGAAGGCGGAGAAACACGCCGCCACCTTCTGCCGCATCAGGTGCGCGTCCTGGTAATCGGCGAGGTCCTGCAGCCGCAGCGCCACCGGCGCGAACCAGGTCACGCCGCGCATCTGCCCCGGACGGTCCTGCCGGTAGAGATGGATCACCTCGGAGGCCGGCACGCGGTCGGAGATCAGCCGGTTGCGGAACGACCGCCCGGAGACGGAGGAGCCGGGATGGTCGCGGAAGAGGTGATAGGCGATCCGTCGGCCGAGCGCGTCGTATTCGATCCCCTCGCGGATGTAGTTCTCCGTCCCGCCGACGCGCCCGTACTTCGCCGTGTCGAGATGGTCCGATTCGAGCAGCTGGAGCTGAAACGGCAGCGGCAGCTTGTCCTCCGCCCGCCGCCGCCGCCTCCGGATCAGCGCCTCGCCGCTTTCCACCATCGCCCCGAAGGCGAGCTTCTGCAGACCGTAGAGATTGCAGCGCCCGTCCGCGTCTATGGCCGTCGTGTCAAGATGCGCCCTGATCAGCTCCAGCCCACGCGCCTTGACCCGCTGGGAAGCGCCCTGCACCGCGGGAATGATCCCGTCGCCGATCACGTTCGCGACGATCACCGCCTTGCCCCGCGTCGCGAAGGGCGTGTTCCGCACCATGTCGCGGGAGACCTGCGCGAGGCGGGAGCGCTTCCCCGCCGCTCCGTCCGCGTCCGAAGCGGACGGTCGCCAGCTCTGTCCCCGCCGCCCGCTCGTCGCGGCGTCGTAATTCATGATCGCCCGCCCCGCGCTCTGCGCCCGGAGCCGGGACAGCGCAAAGGAGGGCGCGACGCTCAGGAGCGCGCGGTCGAACCAGCTTGACGAGGTCATGGGTCGGTCAGACGCCCTTCGTGAAGGTCGGGTAGGTTTGCCCGGTCGACGTCGAGCCGTAGACCTGCCGCTTCATGTCCTGCAGGATCGCCCGCATCTCGGCGAGCGAGCGGTAAGTGACGGATTCCCCGTTGTACTCGACGGAGCGAACCCCGCGCCGAATCGCGCTCTCCAGCGCATCGACCTCAGCCTGCGTCGCGGCGGCCATGACCCTCTCCTCTCACAACCAGCTCGGCGGCGGGCTGAAACCCGAGTGCACCGGACCCGGGGTCGGGAGCGCCCCCGCCGGCTCCGCCGCCGGCTTCGGCGTCGGACTCCGCCGCTGATCCCCCGGCGAATCCTCCGGCGTCAGCGCCGCCTCCACCCGCTCCGCCGCGCCGGGCCCGGCCTTCCGCATGGCGAGCGGGATACTCTTCATCGCCGCCATCGCGTAGACCCGGCAGTCCGTCGCCTCGTTCCGCCGGCCCTTCATCACCGTCCAGACCGTGTAGGGCCGCCCGTGCCGGAACCGTGTCTCGCGCTGCTCGGCCGTCGCCTGGCGCATCCATTCGGCGTCGTAGCCGAGATCCTCGCTCGCCGGCAGGCGGCAGGCCCCGTCGCCCTCCTCGATCTTCCAGCGGGCGTAGACCGCGTCCTTCGCCGTATCGACGCCGACGAGGAACACCCGGTCTCGGTTCCGCGCCTTCGACATCCGCGGCGGCCAGACCGGCTTGCCCTGCCCCCCCACGCCCTTGATGGCATAGACCCGCCGCCGGAACCTGGAGCGGCAGAAACCATGCACCGCCGCCGCATGATGCCCGCCGCTGTCCACCGCCGCCGCCGCGACCCGGATCGTCCGCCCGCCCTCCGTGCTCATCTCGTCCAGCAGCAGCGCGTCAAGCTCGCTCCAGACCGTCTCCTGCGCCGGGTCGCCGTGCAGCACGACATAGCGCACGCCCCATGATCGCTCCCCCGGCCCCCAGGCGACGATCTCGACCTCGAGCCGGTCGTCCTGCGTGTCGACGCCCGCTGTCGCGAAGAGCACGTCTTCCGGCAGGCTGTCGGGCCCGTAGACCTCCACGAGGTCTTCCAGCCGGCCGGAGGCGACGCGCTCGCCCTTGTCCTCCCAGGTCTCCCCGAGCGCGGTGTTGACGAACACCCGGAGCCGTTCCGGGCTTCCCGAGGCGTCGATGAAGCTTTCGACCGTGTCGGAGAGCTTCACCCACGGCGAGATCAACTCGTTCATGTGGAACCCGGCGATACCCCGGAACGGCAGCGCCGCCCGCCATTCCCCCTTTGAGATCGCGCGCCAGCGCGCGCCGTCGCTCCAGAGCGAGCCGCATTCCTCGCAGGCGTATTCGGCGGACTCGGGATAATGCTTCAGCGTCTTGCCAAGCAGGTCCTGATCCCGCCGCCACCGCACGTTCGCCCATTTCAGCACCTGCGCGTGCCCGCAATCCGGGCAGGGCACGTGGAATCGGCGCTGGTCGCTCTCGTGATAGGCCGCCTCGATGCGCGAGGCCCCCTTCACCGTCGGGGTCGAGACCATCACCCGCTTCCGGTTCCAGAAGGTCGTCGTCCGCTTCGTCGCCAGCGTGACCGGGTCGCCCTCCGCGCCCGCCGTGACCGGATAGCGGTCCACCTCGTCCGCCAGCAGCACCCGGATCGGTCGGGAAGCGAGAGAGGCCGGCGAGTTCGCGCCGGCGATGGTGATGTGCCCGCCGGCGAAGCTTTTGTGCAGGAGCGTGTTGCCGCTGTCCCGCGTTCTCGCGTCCTTCACCCGCCCCTTCAACGCCGGCGTGTCCCGCAGCATCGGAGCCAGCCGATCCTTCGACCAGGTCTGCGCCATCTCCAACGTCGGCTGCAGGACGAGGATCGGCGACGGGTCCTGGTCGACGAAGAAGCCGACGATGTTGTTCACGATCTCCGTCTTGCCGACCTGCGCGGAGGACATCACGACGACCGTGTGCGTCTGCGCGTCGCTCGCCGCGTCCATGATCCCGCGCTGGTATTCGGCGCGGGCTGTGTTCCAGCGACCGGGCTCGGCGCTTGCTTCGGGGGAAAGCCGGCGATGCGCGTCAGCCCACGCGCTGATCGAGAGGTCGGGCGGCGGCGTCAGCGCCCGCCACCACATTCTGGTCATCGCCGCCCAGTTTTTCGACATCCGTCTCTGCCAGCTCCCCGAGAACGTCAATGATCGCCGCCCTGATGACTGCCTCCGCCTCGGCCGGGCTTGCCGCCTGAACCGCCATCGCCGCCGCCTTGACCGGGATCGCCAGGAGCCGGGATCTGACGCGCGCGAAGGCGCTTGTCACCGCCGCGTCCACGTCGCCGCGGATCAACAGCTCGCCGCGGCGGACCTCGTTCTCCATCTCGATCCGGTCGGCCTGCTCCTTGGCGAGTCGCGCCCGCTCGTTCACGAGCCCGCTCTCCCCGTCGTCGCCCTGCCGCCCCGCCGCCTGCTCGCGCAGCCGCGCGCAGTAGGCCTGGACCGCGTCGGGCAGCGCATACTTGCCGCGCCCGTTGTCAGGGATCACCCCGGCGTCGCGCAGCTCCCGCACACGTCGCTCCGATATCCCGACAAGCTCGCCGAGCTTGATCCCCGTCATCACATACCGCGGCGCATCGCCCATTTTCCGGAACCCCTTGACGCAGAGACGATGGACGAACCCGCCGCCCCGAGCTACGATCCGGCGGCGGAATCCCCTAGCAACCCCCTGATTCTAAACAACTAACAAGGTTCGAATATACC